GGTAGTTGGCGCCGGCGGCGTAGCGCACGCGGAACAGCAGGTCGGTGACCGCTTCCAGGTACTGCTTGACCTTGCTGTTCTTGGCCAGGGCCGGGTCCTGCGTGGTCAGCGTGTGGTAACGCTGGGTGGCGGGAAACGACATGCTGATCACTGCGGCGGCGAACTTGGACAGCGCCAGGGGCGCGGTGTCGTCGAAGATGTGCTGGTTGCGCTTGTCGCCGTCCGGGCGCTGGGTCATCTGGAAGAAATTCTGATTCGGCCGCACGCGCTCGGCCACCTCCCGCCAGTGGCCTTCCCAGATGCCACGGCGGGAGGCGAGCTGCTCATGCTCGCGGATGCATGCTTCGGCGCGGGTCTCGTCCATGGTCAGATATTCGAGGGGACGCCGGTTACCGCGGCAGTGACTCCGGTAGCGGTCGTTACAAGCACGCGCAGCGGACCGGCGGCGGCGCGAAAATTGGCGGTGCCGTTGGCAGTGAGGACGATGGGGGTAAGCGTGCCCTCGGCGTTGACGGCCAGCCACGTGCCGGATGCGGCCTGCTTCTGCAGCGCAAGGTTGCCACCACCCCAGGCGCTGCTTTCGGCATCCAGCACACCATCACCACCGGGCCAGTCAAAGGCATTGCCGGTGCCGGTGCCAGCCGACATCAGATCCAAGCGAATACGTCGAGCCATGATTTTTCCCCTTATCCCAAAAGCATCTGGGTGCCACCACCCAGGGATGCGGTATTGACATCGCCGACCTTGGCGCCATCGACGCCGGTCAACATGGTTGCGCCGGCGCCGCGCTTGTTGATCATGCGGCGCTGTGCGTTGTCCCGCGCGGTCAGCGCTTGGCTGTCCGAGCTGTCCGGTGGCGGCAGCGCAGGGGTGGGCGGTGCCATTGCGGTTTGTGAGCCGCCCTTGTCATCGCCGCCGGCGCATTCCCGCTTGACGCGCGCAATGAAGCGGCGCTCGAAATCCTGTTCGCGCTTATGCATCTGGTTTCTCCAGTGTCATGATGTAAAGGTCGTGCAATTGCTGTCCGTCCCAGTGGTGGCCGGGCAGGGTCGGCTGGCCGGTCCAGCCTTGCCATCCGGAATTGAACTTGTGCAACTGGTAGGCGATGGCCTTGTGCTGGGTCCAGACCTTCACGTTCCGGATGCCTTTGCGCCAGGCGATGGCGAGGGCCAGCGGCAACTGCTCGCGTAGCTTCGTCATGTCGCCCATGATGTGCGGGTGCAGTACGTAGGGATTGGCCGGCACGCAGCGGAACGCCAGGCCCGCGTCCAGGTCGCCAACCAGCCATTGCTCGCCGGCGACAATCCGGTCATAGACGAACTTCAGCGCGTCGGCCTTGCTGTAGTCGTAGCGGATGTCGCTGGCGACCAGGTGATTCCAGAGGAATTCCTGCACTGCCGCCGCTCGAATGTCCAGGAAGTCCATTAGCGGCCCGCGTCCAGAATGTCATCGTCGTTCAGGGCAACGGCCGGGCGCGCCTGCCGGTTCGGGTTGCGTGGCGCGATCGTGATCACGCGGCCCTCACCCCCTCCCAGCATTAGGTACTGGTCAGCGTCGGCGACGTGGGAGAACATGTTCTTATCCGGCTTGTCCTGGTAGCGATCGGTGCCGGACACGGCGACGCGCTTGTAGTTGTAGCCGCCGGCGTAGGCCTTGCGCAGCGTGCGGCACTGCGGGTGCACCACCATGGCGGGCTCGCCATCGACAATTCGGCGCATCGCGGCGCTGACTGCCTCGATGCGCAGGATGGGGTCATTGCTGTTGGCAGGCCGCGCGTTGATGCCGTTCGCCTTCAGCAAGTCGTAGGTAGTGCGCTCGTCGTCGTTGCGGATGTCGCCGGCAGGGTCGCCGGTGATGTTGCGAATGACGAAGCCGGGATACATGTTGGCAATGTGGCGGTGAACCTGCTCGGCGAACCGGATAATTCCCATGTTCTCGGTCACCACCTCGCTGTGCTTGCGCCATTGCCCGTTTGGCATCTGTTGGGCGAACACGGCGGCGGGCGTCAAGCCGAAGTCCAGGCCGATGTCGATGGGAATGCGCGGGTTGGCGTTGAACTCGAAACAGTGAAGGCTGTCACGGTATTCCGGGTACACCGCTTTGCCATCTAGCACGAACCCATAATCACCGTTGACGTAGACCTTGACCCACTCGGGCTTTTTGTTGGCCTTCGCCTTGAGGTAATAGCCGGGCGGCAGGTTGGGCACGTTCTCGGCGTTGGCTGACTCACCACCAGGCTGCGCAAACCACTCGTAAAGCTTCTGATCGGCGCGTAGCGCGCCCATCTCGCGCAGCTCGGCTTCTAGCGCGGCAGTGCGCTCGACATCCTCGGCGCTCGGTTCCTCGGCCATCCGATACCACCAGTGATCGGTGTCCGGCGGGTTGGTGTCCATGATGATCTGCGGGTCGGTACAGCCGATCTTCATCACCGGGTCCATGGGCGGAAAGCGTCCCACGCGGCCGGTTAGGCCATCCAGCACGGCGCGCGGCACTTCGCGGGCCTCGTTGATCCAGGCGTCGGACAGCTCCATCGAGAGCAGCTTCTTCACGTCCTCGGGACGGTCCAGGGCGAGGAAGATCACCTCCCAATCCACTTTCTTGCCGTGGTCCACAATATGGTGGGTCGGCGGGCTGGTGCCGCGCCAAGTGCCCACGGTAGACGGCCACCACTGATGCCAGGTCTTGATGGTGGTGGTGTTCAACTCTCCATAGGTGTTGCGGATGATTGCGGTGCGCCGGCGGATCCAGCCGTCGCTCAGACGGACCTGCTTGTCCCGGTTGCGCGTGAGCTTCATCACGCAGGCCGTAGACTTCCCCGAGCCCAGCGGTCCACGAATGGCGGCGACAAACGCATCGGAGAACAGGAAGTCCTCCGACACGTCGCCGGGCGCCTCGTAGTTGATCATCGCCATCAGGCAGCCTGCAGCGGCGCGCCGCACAGCGTACAGAGGATCCTGACGGCGGCTTGCTCCTGCCCGCAGCCTGCGCAGTTGGTCAGAAGCGGCTTGGTGATAGGCGGCCAGCCCTGCATGCCCTGGGCGACGGCAGGGGCATCCTCCTGGCCAAGCGGCGCAGGAGCGGGCGAGCTGAAGGGCCCGGCGGCGAATCCCATCAGTTCGCCTTCTTGACGCCCGGCGCGATCATGCGGCTGGACATCTCGTTGGCGGCCTTCATGCTCATCTTGCCGGCGCGGTAGGCGAAGAAGGTCGCGGCGTCCTGGATGGCGGTGAGAAAGCCGCCGAAGTCGTCGAACCAGCCATCGTATTTCAGGCCGTTGACCTCGATGTGCAACTGCCAGGCGCGCGCATGCGCGGCGCTGCGGGTGATGCTGATGTCTTCAATGTGCATGGCTATCGGCGCCTCATGTGAATATGGATTTCGTGAACCCCGCTGTCGATGCCACCGTCCTTGTAAAGCCCCAGCATCTTCTCGGCCGCCGTCAGGTGCTGGTGCTTGTTCGCCAGCTTCGGCACCAGATTTCCGTCCTTGTTGTAGGTCCAGCCCACAATTGCCTGCCGCTGCTCGATCGGCAATTTCTTCACGTCCTCCGGGCTTTTCACGTCCGCGTAATCGCCGATGTCATACAGCGCCAGGCGCGCGCGTTCCTCTTTCACCCGCAGCGCAGTAAATTCCAACTGGCCCAGCACCTTGGTTTCGCGCTTTTCCACCTCTGCTTTGATGTCCGCATTGGTCAACAGGCGCGAGCCCTGAGACTTCGCCGTGCCCTCGCTGTATCCCGCTCGGACAGCAGCCTGCGTGGCGTTGTGATCCACCAGATACTCGGCAACGAATCGCAACTGCTTTGCACTCAATGCCACGCGTTATACCCCGCAGGTTCCCCAAAGCGTTAGGAGTTTTCTCCTAGCTTTGGTGTCGCTGTCTGCATTCGCGGCGCGCAGTTGATCGCGGCATGCGAATAGCTTCAGGCCTTTGTGCATGCCGGGAATGCTCCCGCTGCTGCGCCAAAGGCGGATGGTCTTGGGGTCCACGTCCAGCACGCCGGCCAGGAGGTTGTCCGAGATGCCGGCGGTAGAGATTTCCTCCAGCACCTCGGGGACGCTGGTGGCCTCAAACTCGGCGAGCATGGTCCGCCAATCGACCAGCGCGGCGGCGATCGGCGTCTGGTCAATCTTCGTCAAGGTGTCAGCCATGGATCTGCCTCATTCCCCAGTGACCGATCAGGATGGCTTCGGCGCGGTTGTGGTCTTTCACGCGATCGACCGGCGCCTGGGGGTACAGGCTCCGGCAGGTGGTACGCGCGCCGTCCTTGTCCTTGCCGAAGCCAAAGAGCTTTTTCCACTCGTTCGGCGCCACCACGCGCACCTCGCCCCATTTACTCAGGGCGGCGCGCAGCACACCGAAGCTGTCAAACTGGCTGGCAATGGTCTGGGCGGGCAGCGAGGGCATGGGAATCGGCCGCTCGATCACCACCTGGATGGATTCGCGCGCGAAGTCGAACCTTGCCGCCCAGTCGATCATCTGGTGGCCGAGCGCGGCGCAGTCGAGCCAGCGCTTCATGCTTCCGGTGGCCAGGCCGTTGGCGCAGGTCGGCAGGTCTTGCACGTCCAGGTAGCCGCGGTCCGGCTGCAGCAGGGCAATGGCGCCGGTCAGGCCCGGGTCGCAGCCAATGATCAACACGTGACCACCTGACCGAATGCCTGCGCCACTACCGCGCGCATCGCCGCGATCAACAGCGTTGGTCCGCACATCTCCAAGCAGTTGGGGGCTGGCCAAATCTGGCGATTGCACCAGGACGTGACCTTACCGTTTTCGACCACATGCGGACCGAGGAAGAGCTGGGCGCGCTCGATCAGCGGCCCGGCCAATTCCCAGTTCCGGGAAGGATCGAAATACCCACTTCGATCAAAGCCGCCTTCATCTTTCCAGTAAAAATAGCCGGTGGGCTGGCCGTCGATCGGGTGCAAGCCTTCGGCGCGCGCCACCCAGAGGTCAAGTTCCGCGCCGATCAGATCGGCCACAAGTTTCATCTGTTCCATCAGGCCACCTCTTTCAAATCGACGCCCAGCTCGTGCGCCAGCTTCAAATCCTCAAGCTTCCGGCGCGCGTTAGTGATGCGCTTGGGCAGGGGGCCGCGCGGCGCGATCAGGTTGGCATGGCGGGCGCGGCGCTGCCTGGTCCGGGCCGCCTCCTTCGAATAGTTGAATCCGCCGCTCATGCCTGGACCTCGCCAGCGTCCGGGGCCGGGTTTTCGGTCTCCTGCTGCTCGCGCCGCAAGCGCTCCTGTTCCCGCCGGGCAATGTCTGCCTCGGCTGCGGCCTTTTCGCGCATGCGCTCGGCCTCCTTGTCGGTCTTGGGCATGCGCCGCGCGCCCAGGC